CGGCGCCTCAATAGATGACCAGTTGTTTTTCTGGCAAAGGTCTTCCCACAGCAACGGTTCGAGATGGTCTAGGCTATCGATCACCAGTGTCTCGTAGTCGTGGTCCTGAGTTTGCAAAGCCTCGATCGCCTCAAGAACCTGAGAGTAACTGGTCGCGATTCGATCCTTGCCGAAGTTAAAGGTATTGATCTTCAATATTCCCTGGCCAGCTTCGGTTTGGATAAAGATGTTGTTGGATGACCCAGCCGCGAAGGTCGTCTTACCACTACCATCGAATCCGTGGATCACCAGCAAGGGTGCTTCAGGGACGCCGCTGGTAACCTGAATGTCTGTTTCTAAATTTATAGCCATTAGCAATTTCCTTATTTTAGATAGGGGTGGCTGGCTGCGACAGAGAATGGGAGTAGTGCTAAAAGGGGGTCACCTCTGCCGCTTTAGGACGCCAGCCTCGCCCTCTAAAATACCCCCCCTCAATTTAGCTGGGTTGAGTGGCGTCGTTTAAATTGACGATTTTAAAATTAGGCTTGGCAACTTTTGAGGTGAACGCTCGAGACATGAGACGATACCAATCTGGTTCGTTGAGCTCGAGCTCACGCAGGCGCACCTCGTCTAAAACCTCTTTAGTTTTAAGACATAGGAGAGCTTCGGGAATTTGCGAGCGGATTTTATTAAGTTCAGTGCCGTCAAGTCGGCGATTGATGCCGGTCGTTACGGTGATTTTTCGGTGGGGGGTTTTTACTGTGGTGCTACCTTCCTCTTTCGTGTCAATGAAAGGGAGCATCCTGTTTTCAAGATCGATTCGAGCAGCCCTGGCTTTTTGTTCTAAGTCTTTTTCGATGAGCCAAAGTTCGGCTAGAGCAGTCATGCTTGGTTCGTTGTGATTTACTGCTGTGTCCATTGCGGTCACTCCATGTCATTTAGTGACATCAAGTTACCGCACTGTAAACTAAATGTAAACAGCGTTACCTAATATTTAACACAGATAAAAATTAACCATCGGCCTCTTCGTTGAAAAAGTTTTTTGCTCTGTTTAGCTTCGCAACAAAACCAGAGTTAGGGTCGTCGATTTCCGCAGGTGTTTTTTGGCTATTGGTGCCGGAAATAAACGACTCAAAGGACGGAAGCGCAATTAGTTTGTCCTCTAATTTTGCGGCTTTTATCATCGTTGATTTTATTTCCCTTGGGATTTCTCGATCGAATCTAAAATGATCTCGACAGATGACCAGGCGCGCCACGTCTGTGTCTGCAAACTCTAAAATCTTAAAGTGCAGGTTCCCGTCGTTTGTCTGGTCGTAGCTAAAAAAATGGTCAGAGAAAATGTCATTGATAATCGTGTTCTCGGAAAGGTTCCAACAATTCTTGTGATGCTCAGCAGTTTCCTCAAGAGCCCTCGCAACATGAACAATTTCAATGGACCAACTATTCTCGCAGCAAGGCTTGATAGGAGGCTCCGCGTAAATTAGGTCAATGGTGTTGCAGATAAAACGTCGATAAATTCTTTTCGCTGCTTGCGCTGCTTCAGCTTCTCTTTTAGTTCTTAAATGACCCCTAACATCTATGATGTTCTTCATAATAAAGACCCTTAAATAAAACTTTTATGTTACTTGTTGCCTATACCGTTCGGCGCGGCTACGCGACTTTCTAAAAGTAGTCGTTTTAAATCTAAAAGATTTGAATGCTCTTCTTCGCTCAGCAAATCGACATCCAACCACTTAGAAAGCCGATCAGTCTTTAGTTTCTTATCCGCAAAAATGTCTTCAAGCAGAAATGACGGTTTCACGCGAAACACTCGACTGAGAGCCGCAATGTGAGCTGGTTTTGGCGGTCGATCACTAGGCTGTCCCTGCTCCCATTTACGGACAGCAGTGTGCGTGATCTTCACTCCTTCCTCCGCCAGTGCTTCAGCCAAGCCTCGATAACTTAGACCGTGTGCGTCTCGTAATTCTCGAAGTCTAATATGAAATGGCGTGACCTTATTGTCATTGTCGTCCATTTTTATGTTCCTAGTTATCGCGCTCGAAAGCGCAGGAGACATGAATTGGAACAGGTTGACACTGTTTACACAATAGTTTCCAAATAAAACATTTGTTTTGTTCTCGCTCCTGTGTAAATTGCGGAAACCATTCGGCAACAAAAAGTAGACAAGATGACGAGCGAACTTTGGCAGGAAATCCAGAAATTTGGGGTTACAAACCTGTCTCGCGAGCTCGGCATTAGTCGCCAAGCGGTCCACCATTGGAAGCTCAGAGAGCGCATACCGCCCGAGCATTTCATGTCCCTGGACCGGGCATTACCGATGGCCACAGACAAAATTGCACTCGCCATTTGGCCAGACTCTTAATGGGCGTGAAGGACGAGGCTCATCGACTCTGGGAAGAAGGGCTCACGATTCTCCCTGCACATCCCGTCGAGAAAAGACCCTTAGTCAGTTGGCACCAGTGGCAGGACAAAGATCCGCCTGAAGACTTGGTCAACGAATGGTTGAACTCCTCAAAATGGGATCATTGCAACTTTGCAATTATTACCGGCAAGCAAGTGGTGGTGATCGACTGTGACTCTGAGGCCGCAGAGGTTTGGGTGAAAGAGAACTTACCGTTTACGCCACGGACCGTTAAGACGGGTCGAGGTCGTCATTATTATTTCAAAACCACACCAAATTTTGAAATTCGCAACTCTACAAACGCCGATGCAAAAATTGACGTGAGAGGTACGGGTGGAATTGTCATTGCCCCAGGATCTCGACACAGCTCTGGCGCCATTTATACGGAGGAGATCACTGAGGGGTTCGAGCGAGATTGGAGAGAGCTCCCGCCGCTCTGCGAGATGGACATCAAGAGGATTGATCAGTTCAATCTGAGCGGCAACTTAAACTTTGACCCAGCAGACCTGGGAGTTAATCAGGGAGCTAGGAATGATGAAGCTGCGCGAAAGGCTGGCCATCTTATTAACCAGGGCTACACAAGTGGCGAGGTGCTGCAAAATCTGCTCGACTGGAATGACCACAACAGCCCTCCGTTAAGTCGTCAGGAGATTGTTCGAACGGCTCAGTCGGTCCAGCAAACGCACAACAGAAAAGAAGAAAAGAAAGAGCTGGTGACACAAGAGACTCTCGATGAGCTCGCCCATGCCATGCAGCCCAAGCCGTTCGACCTTACCGACTTCGCGTCGATCCCTGCCAGGGAGTGGGTCTATGGGAGACACTTCATCCGTAAATTTCTGTCAGTTACGGTGGCTGGTGGCGGCACAGGAAAGACTTCTTTGCTAATGGCTGAATGCGTCGCGATGGCAACGGGCCTGCCATTGCTGGGCGTGGAAACAGAGCAACGCCGAGTATGGATCTGGAACCTAGAAGATCCATTGGAGGAGCTCCACCGACGTCTGGCCGCGATCATGATCCACTACAACATCAAGCCAGAAGACTACGCCGAGAGTTTGTTCGTGAATTCCGGTCGCGATGACCGCCTGGTAGTCACGCAAACTATAAACAACATCGTCGTCGCATCCCCGGTCGTTAATTTACTGATTGAATTTATCACTCGAGCGAAGATCGACGTGCTGGTTATTGATCCGTTCGTTTCTACGCATGACGTTTCCGAGAACGATAACCAGGCAATTAATACGGTTGTCACTCAATGGGCAAAGATAGCCGACAAGGCTAACTGTTCTATTGAGCTGGTTCATCACACTAGGAAAGCCCAACAGAATGTTAGAGGTTCGGGAAGCTTTGACGACGCTCGAGGTGCGAGTGCTTTGACTGATAAGGCCAGGCATGTACGCCGCATAGCGAAGATGACGCCTGATGAAGCGAGGCTTGCCGGTATAGAGGAATCGAACGCCTGGCGGTTTACGAGAGAGGCTGACAGCAAAGACAACCTAGCACCGCCAACCGGCGACAACTCATGGCGACAGATGTGCTCGGTCACGTTGCCCAATGGTGATTCGGTTGGGGTGATAGAGCCCTGGGAATGGCCTGACCCGTTTAGTGACATCACAACCGCCGATCTTAATGCAGTGAAATGCGAGCTCATGGACGGCGAGCATCGGTTAGATGTGCGCGCAAAGAATTGGTATGGGCATGCAGTGGCTGACGCAATGGGATTAGACAGTACGGACCCGTCGGTCAAATCAACCATCAAACAGTTGATGAGCACCTGGTTAACCAACAAGGAATTTGAAATTTACGAAGTGACTGACAAGAGCAGGAGAAAGTTTAAGGGCGTTAGGCCCTTGTTCGCTGTTGATACAGACGCACCTTTTTAGGAGAGAAAATGAAACCACTACTACTACTCACCATATTTGCAATAACAGGCTGTGCCGGGGTTGCTCCCTGCGCGGATCGCGAGTATTCGCTCGAGGTGCCAAGCACTATCCCGTTTATTTCGGGCGCTTTTAAAATCAAGCGGAGCTCTGATCACGTCGATTGTGCAAGAGAGCCCAGTGAGCGTGCCATAGATGAATAGTCACCATGTCCTAGCGAAGCTCTGTCAGGAGTCATATGAGACATCAGACTTCGAGGAGGCCGGTATCGAGGTCATGGTTCGCGGCAATTGCTTCGTGTTCAGGGGCACCGATGAGGCCCGAGATGTGATTCGCGACATTCGAGTGCTCCCTTTATGGACCTCAGTTGGCTGGTGCCCAGCAGGGTTCTTTAAGGCAAGCAGGAGACTCCTACCGAAGATTATGAGCTGGTGTCTCGAGAATGACATTGACCACACAAAAGTAGAGCTCACGGGACACAGCCTCGGCGGTGCAGTCGCGCAATTGGTTGGCGCTCTAATGGTGCGAGATGAAATCATTCCTGTGCAGGTAGTCAGTTTCGGCGCGCCTAAATGCGGACGACTAAAGCTCCTGGACCAGGTGCCAAAGGTTTTTCTGTACCGAAATGGCAAGGACATCGTCAGCGTTATTCCGTTCTTTATGAGGCGTCACAAGCCCTTGGTTCAGGTAGGTAAAAAATGCAGCCGAATTAAAGACCACTTCATCAAGAACTACGTTCGGGCTAAAAAGCTCGCCGGGCATGCGCAATGAGTTGGACGACGCTATACATCATGTCTCCCCTGGTTATAGAGCTCCTGACGTTTAACACGCTAATAGAGTGTCATTCAGCCGAACAGCAACTCTTGAGCGAGAGCTGGTACACCGGATTCTCGACCTTATGCATTGAGTTCCAAGGGGATGAATGATGTGGGTCATCCCGAAGAACTACCAACTGTCCTCTCGCTATGCACCGGATATGGTGGAATCGAAAGAGGACTTGAGCTTGCTGGGCTTGAACATCGAGTCATCGCTCACGTGGAGATCGAAGCCTACGCAATTGCGAACTTGGTTAACAAGATGGAGTCGGGTGAGTTGGATGCCGCACCTATTTGGACGAATCTTAAAACCCTGCCAGTGGACTGCTTTCGAGAAAGAGTTTCAATCCTTACATCTGGCTATCCCTGTCAGCCTTTCTCAGCCGCAGGAAAGCGAGCAGGAAAAGACGATCCTCGACACCTCTGGCCCTACATCTGCGACATCATCAAAGCAATTAGACCTGTTCAGTGCTTCTTTGAAAACGTCGAAGGACACATCAGTCTTGGACTTAGAGAAGTCATTAGCGATTTGGAAAGCCTTGGTTACGCAACGGCGTGGGGAATATTCAGCGCGGCTGAATGCCTCGCGCCTCACCAACGTAAGCGAGTCTACGTCTTATGCGACACCCGCATATCTTCTGGGGATGACGCAGAAACCGACTCACAGTGTGCCGACACCGACAGCTTCGGATCATATAGAAAGAAAGAACACAGATGTGGGAGCGTCCAACGGGGAGTTAAATTACAACACCAACAAGAGCGTGAGTCTAGACAGGTACGTCAGGAAGTGGCCAACACCAAGGGCGTCGGAGTACAAAGACTGCGGCCCGGTGGGGAGCAAGAGTCAAATTCACATGGAGAAACGCAGTTACCTGTGCGCGAAGGTGAAAGACCCAAGCATGCCTCTTGGAATGCTGAACCCAGAATTTTGCGAGTGGTTAATGGGTGTCCCGACAGGGTGGACCGAATTAGGCTCTTGGGAAATGGAGTAGTGCCGCAAACAGCAGCAAAGGCTTGGACTACATTGACGGGGGAACTCAATGACTCCTAAGCAGCTCGAACCCGGAAGTGAATACGCCAGGTTCGATACAGATGGTGACGGTATCGTTTCTGATGAGGAGCTCTCAGCAAGTGAACGCCTGGAAGCACTCCAGCTCACGCACGACAAGGAGCAAAGCAAGACCAGGATGGCCTGGGTAGCTCTACTGACTATCGTCGGGTTCTCTTTACTTCCCATCATGCCGTTCGTACCTGAGTCCAGGTTGGACACCTTAGCGAGCCTCAGCGACCTCCTATTTCTATCAATGGCGGGGATCGTCGGCGCTCATTTCGGCACCCAATTGATCGCCAGCAGGAGGAAATAATGGGTCGATTAGGCGCCTCTTCACCTTACCCGGAGGGCAGTGAGAACGACCCAAATGCTCCCTGGAATGAAGACTTTTTAGACTCTGATTTTGAGGAAGGCGAGGACATTATCGATGACGAATAGGGCTCTAAAAATGTGCTCAGGTTCAGGTTGCTCAAGTTGCGGACCTGAGCAGAATAACCAACCTGAGCACTCTGGAGGCCCCGTATTCACTGGGCTACAGAATGTGCTCAGGTCTGGGAGTGCTCATGTTGGTTTAGTGAACCTGAGCAAAATTAAAGTTCAATTAAATCAATGGGTTAGAAGGCCTGCTCAGGTGCTCAGGTTGCTCCCCCTAAAGGGGCTACTCAGACCTGAGCAGATTAGCCTTCTTTTGGGCAGGGAGGTTTGCCATGTCCAAACTTGAGGAGCTGTTTGAGAGACAGTTGGTTGATGAAGGGATTTTGTTTGAGCGGGAAGCGACGCTCATTCCGAAGAGAAGGTTTAGGTTCGATTTCGTGTTCCCAAAGTTTCAGTTAGTTGTCGAGGTTGAGGGAGGTACTTGGAGTGGAGGTCGGCACACGTCAGGGGTTGGATTTCAGAATGATTGTATCAAGTACAACCTGGCACTTGAGAATGGTTGGCGGGTGTTGCGGTTCACTTCTAACTTGGTGAAGGATAGGTCGGGGATTGAACAGGTGAAGCGGATCATGGGTCAGGATCATCTCAAGGCGAACTCAGGGGGTGTGGGAGGGGTTCTATGAGGTGTCCAATATGCAAGGGTAGGTCTAGTGTCG